TACAGCGCACAGTTTTCACTCTAAAATATTATGATAATATGAAATATTCAGAGATTAGCAAGGTGCTGTCAACAAGCGAAGGCGCTCTGAAAGCTTCCTATCATCTTGCAGTGAAAAAAATAACCGGTTTTATATGTCGGCATGATACGTTATAACTGCCTGATAATCAACTAGGACTTTTCTGATTTTTACATATATAACACCGAAAATGCACCGAGTTGCGTATCAAACAAGTTACAGATACTCAAACAGTTGTGTTGTTGTTATAAAACAAATGTTTGACAAAATGACTCATTTTTCGCAAAACGGTGCAATAAAAATCTTAGTTTTCTAACATCTTTTTGGTAAGCCTATCGATAGTCTTCTGCTGGCTCTCAATAGTCTTATTCTGTCTCTCAACGATAGTTAACAGGTTTCCCTGGTTGCCTTTCGTGAGTTTCTCTCCCATGATTAGGTAATTAGCATCTACCCAATCGACGGCGTTAATGATCTTCACGATAATGTCGTAACTAGGGGCATTTCTGCCAGATACGATATTTTTGATCGTGGTCCATGGTACACCAATCTTCTTTGCGAATGTAGCAATGGTGTGACCCTCTTTTTCAATGATGCTGTTTACGCGTTCATTGATAGTTTCTGTTACTTCTTTTTCTTTTTCTGTACTCATAATATGTAAATTTCAAACAAAATGCTGAAAAATATAAAAATAATCAGCGAAATGTTTGGTAATATCACCGAAATGTTATATATTTGCAGCGTGTTAATAATTCTCACGATGCAAATATACAAAAAATATCGCACATAATGATGATTTCAAACAAAAATTTTAAAAAATATGGGTTTTAGTGAGTACATGAAAAGCCTTCCATACCCTCGTTGTAAGGTAGTGGAAGCGATTGCAGAGAAATGCAAGGTATCTAATAATTCCGTCTACAGATGGATTCAGGGCAAATCCAAGCCGAACGCTCTATGCAGAGGAATTGTCGCTGAGTATCTAGGTATGCAGGAGAGCGAACTTTTTTCGGAGGGTTAATTATGGAATCGGTAGAATTTTACAATACCCCAGAGGGTGACGTTATGTACAAGCAACTGGGCAAACCGGTTCGGGAACTTACAGCCGACAGCCGTGAAGTCATCGAGGAGCTGCTAGATCTAATCAAAACTAGATATCCTCAAGCCTTTAAGGCTCTGTGTAACCTATATACGGCTAGCGAACTAAATCGCAAGGTGTACGAATTCAACATTGTGTCTAGGTTCTGCAGATGCAATTTCGGTGAATATGATGCACATACTCCTGATATCGATGCAGACGGCTTCTTTCATTTCGAGGAGGTCAAGTGCCCATTGCGTGGCGAATGCAGAATGGAGGGTGTCATCTGTAAGCCTAAGCTAGACTCTAAGCTTACTGATCGCGAGTTAGATATAGTAGAACTTATATCTAAAGGTTTACGCGCCCAGGAGATCGCAGACCGTCTTTATATATCTGTCAAAACCGTGCAACGGCATAGGGAGAATATTAAGGCTAAGCTCCAGCTAAGATCATTAACACAGGTGGCAGCATATTACCTGGAGCATATAAAAACAAAATAGCTTATGCCTGAGAAATGCGTTATTTGCAAAGAAGGCAGAACTTGCATTAATGGCCGGTTCTGTCTCAAGTTAAAGAGATACGTCGAGTATATTAATAGACCAATATGTGATTATGAGTAACAGAAAATGGAACAAAAACGAAATTGCATACCTGGTGGAAAATTACGGAAGAATGAGCCTTGAGGACATAGCCCGACAACTCAATCGTTCCGTAATGGCCGTTCGATTATATGCGCTTCGCCATAGGTTGGACGACAAACATCAGGTTGTTAAGGAGAATCGCCTGAAGAAGTTGCTTGAGTATCGCTTTCGTCACCTTGAGGATTTTCATCCGAGCAAGTTCTTCTTCCGGGAGACCGGAATTAACCAGGTAAGATACTGGGATATTTTCTTCGGTCGTAAGGCTATAAAACCGGAGGAATACAAAGCTGTAGCAGCATACTTCAATATTACGATATCTGAAGCATTCGATTCTCTACAGCTCAATCTGTTCGACTAAACAAAATAAGAAATATGAAAATCAACTCAGACTTCATTAGCGATGTCAAGAGTAAACTTGATATTGTTGATGTGATAGGCGCCTATATTAATCTTCAGAAGGCGGGCATTAACTACAAGGGTATCTGTCCGTTCCATAATGATAGTCATCCTTCTATGATGGTTAATAAGGCTAGACAGACGTACCATTGTTTCGTGTGTGGTGAGCATGGAGACGTTCTGGACTTTCTGCAGAAATACAACCAGATAACTTTTAACGAGGCATTGCGAATAGCTTGCAAGCTCGCTGATGTTGAGTTTCCGGAACAAGAATCTACTCCGGAAGAAAACGCTGCGTATAAATTGCTTGAATCTCGCCGTATAGCCATTGCTGCTGCAGCAAAGTTCTACCAGGGCAATATCTCGCAAGCGGAGAGCTTCCTTAAAAAACGTGGTTACGATTATACAGATAAGGTGCTTGCAGAATATGGAGTGGGCTATGCTCCGAATGGTAATGTAGCGATGAAGTATCTCGTGGAGAATGGGTACAGTCTGCAGATATTGGAAGATGTTGGAGTCGTAGGCAAGTCTCAAGACGGGAGAAACTATGACTTCTTCAGAGACCGCGTAATGTTCCCGTTTTACGACGTGTCTGGAAGAGTCGTTGCGTTTTCCGGAAGAATTGTCACTCCGAATGATAAAATTGGTAAGTATGTTAATACCGGGGAAACGCCCATTTTCAGAAAAGGTCGACATATTTTTGGATTATTTCAAGCGAAAAGGGCGATAGCGAAAGAGGGTTTCGCTTATCTCGTAGAGGGGCAGTTCGATGTTATTACTCTACATAGGTACGGAGTCGAGAACGTCATCGGCGGATCGGGAACAGCATTTACCGATGATCAGGTAAAACTCATTATGCGCTTCACTCAGTCTGTTGTAATGATCTACGATGCGGACAGCGCAGGGATTAAGGCTGCCGTCAAGAATAGTGAACTGTTATTGACGGCAGGAGCGAGCGTCAGGTGCGTTCGCTTGCCGAAGGGATATGATCCAGACAGCTACGGCCAGCTCTGCAAGGATGGCGTAAAACAGAAATTAATCGATGCAACCGAAACATTTCCGAAGGCGATGAAAAGAATGCTGGTTCCTCGCGGATGCAAGGACGAGGCTACAATCGCTTCGGCCATGAATACTATCGCTAACCTAGTAGCATGCGTGCAGGACGCCGGACTGCGTCTTGAATATATGAAGAGCATGACTAAGGATTTCGATACGAAGATGACTATTCTGGAAGATAAAGTTCGGGATATCCGACGTAATGCCGAGGGTCTCAAGAAAGAGGATATGCAACAGGGTATTTTTGGACTTGATGAGCTGAAGGATAATCTGAGAAATAACGAGCCTGCTATCGTGACATCTTCTATCGATACGTTCATGGAGTCTTACGGAGATAATCCGATTGTGTACGTAGCAGGCGTTCCGTCGGCTACCGATATCCAGAACCTCCGCCGGATCTGCTGCTATCTGGCCACAACTGAAGAAGGCTGCAGCATAGATACGACAACGGGCGATGATAGCAGCTATCTCTCCGCCCTGGTCGAGATGTTCAAGGCAGGAATCTCGCAGATAAGAGTCATGCACGAGGATAAAGTAGAATCCTTCATAGACTTCTATATACGTATACATGGAGATTTACTGTCTGGTTTCCTGGGCGACAAGGTCCCGATCATTACCAGATGTATCGAACTGACCAGCTATGCTGAGGAAACCGTGATAACTGTCAACAAGAATCATTACTGCAGTAAATTAGGGCTATCCAAGGGCCAGTTCGATGAGATCCGTAAGCCGTTCGTCAACAAACGGAAGAACGTCATGAAAGCGAATGCCCTGAAAGACGATCTGTATGATGACGACTTCGACGGAGATGAGGTTCCTAGCTATGCGAGGGAAGGCGAGTATGCCCAGATGTTTCGCGAGTGCAAGTATTATCCTCGACTGAACAAGCAAGGTATACCGGTATGCTACATGTTCCAGAACAAGAACGGGCGAGGCTTCTCGCAGGTGGCCGACTTCTACATGGTTCCTCTCCTCCATATCTTCAATGAAGACTTTGAGCAGAATAAGCGAGTGCTGAAGGTTAATCGTAGATATTTCGACAAGCCATTATATATCGAGGTTCTTTCTAGTTCCCTGAAGAAGATGAGTACCATCGAGGATGTTCTTATCAACTACGAAGGCGTGAACTTTACGGATGGTGAAGAGTGGCAATGGAGGCGAATAAAGGAGTATATGAGTCGTCACTTCGTACAATGCCGCGAGATACAGACTTATGGCAATCAGCAGTCTGAAGGAATGAGCCGAAAGACAGATGAGCAGTTCTTCGCCTTCGCCAATGGTATAGCGCATGAAGACGAAAACGGTAAATATGTGTTCGAGAAGGTCAACGAACTAGGCGTAGTGACTCATAATCACATGAATTACTACCTCCCTGCCTTCTCTACCATATACGCCGGATCCGGAAGGCAATCTGACAAGTACGAATTGATATCTCAGCTCGTGTACGAAGACATACCTGTTAACAAGCAAGTCACGTTCGAGCAATGGGCTTCGCTGATGGATAAGGTATATAAGATTAATGACAACGGGAAATGGGCAATCGTTTTCGCGCTGATGTGCGCCTTCAGAAGTAATATCCACTGCCTGGACAGACTTTTTACGGCTCCGTTCTTCATGGGTCCGATGTCCTCAGGTAAGACTCAGATTGCAATATCAATCCGTTCTCTGTTTATAAGCCCGACTATCCCGATATTTAACCTCAATACAGGTACTGATGCGGCTATGAGCACCATCATGGGCACATTCCGTGATGTTCCTGTCGTACTCGATGAGTATAATAATAAGGATATTTCAGATACAAAGTTTCAGGCCCTGAAGGGTATCGTGTACGATGGAGACGGTAAACAGAAACGCCGTGGAACCTCGGGAAGGGATATCGAGAACGATAAGGTATTTGCGCCTGTGGTTATCTGTGGCCAGGAGACCCCTCAGCGAGATGATAACGCTCTGATGAGTCGTGTCATTATCTGCGAGGTTCCTAAGCCTAAGAATAGAACCCCAGAGGAGACCAAGCTGTTTGAGGAACTCAAGAATATAGAGAAGAATATAGGGTTATCAAACGTATTGTTGGAAGTATTATCACTCAGGCCTGCAGTCATGGATCATTTCCGTGCTCTCAAGCAGGAGGCATACAGCGAGCTCAAGAGTGATGTAATCAATTCCGGAGAGATGGACCGACTCATGAAGACCGCTTCTCTCTTCCTCGGCATGGTGAAACTCGTAGAGCAATATTCCAAACTTAAACTGCCGTTTACCTACGGCGAGTTTTTTGCATTAGTGCAGGAGAAGATTAAGTTCCAATTATCTCTAATCAGAAGCACGGACAAACTTGCTATGTTCTTCAACGCTGTAAACAACATGATAGATACCAAACAGGTACTCATTGGCCGAGAGATGCTCATCGAACAGCCTAAGAGCGTTACCGGTAAGGATTCGCATGGCGACAAGAAGACGTTTGGTTTCGATCCTGGCACTCATATCCTCTTTCTGCGCCTGAGCAGCGTATATTCCATCTACGACAGAAGCGGATATAATAGCGAGAACACAACGTTATCTACGCTCGAACAAAACTTACGCTCTCATCCATCATATATTGGAACCGTTCCTTCAAGGAGGTTTACCTGGGAGGAGACAGTCGAGGTTGCCAAACAGGACGACCAGGAAACGATGGTAAGAGTGCGCATGGAGCGTTCTACATCTACAAGTGCTATCATCATCGATTACGACAAGTTTATGGAGATGTACAATATCGACTTCAGGCGAGATGGCTCATCATCTGACAAGGCGGCACAGAGTGCAGCAGCCCCCCAAAAAGGAGCTGATACGGATGTTAAGCAATCCAGACCAGGTTCCCTTCCGTTCGACGAGACAGACGCGGGTAAGAATGGTGATTTGCCGTTCTGATAAGAGTCGAGATAATGCCTTATATTAGGTATACAATACCCCAATTTAACGATGCAAAGATACAAAAAATAATCGAGAAAACCAAAGATTTTCCGCATAAAATTGAGTTGAATTTTGCATATTTTTACCCACGTAAACCCGGGAGGGTGAGCGTGGGTATTTCTTTACATATACGTGTGTCTCAGATGCGAAAAATCCCCCGTACCCCCTAAAATTTCAAAAATAACCGAGAAAACGAAGTTTTGAAAATGATTTTCAGAAAAATGCCTTCCTACAATCCTACAATCCTACAAATGTATTTCTTTTCAAACTATTATTATTATCTATTTATCTTATTATCAGTATGTTATGTGTGTTTTTGTGATTTTGTTGTTTTGTAGGAAATGCTGTAGGATTGTAGGACGTTGTAGGAAATAGGAAATTTTTACATTTTGGCGCTTTAGGAGATTTCATCCTACAGAATACCCCATTTTGTAGGATTGTAGGACGTGTAGGAGACTAAAAAATGAGTGTGTAGGACTAAAATATGTTTGATAATATTTGCGTAACTCGCTGAAATTTAGTATCTTTGCATTCGTAAGCCTATAATTTGTAGGATTGTAGGACGGTAGGAAGCAAAAATAAGCATAAACGATATGGAAAAGAAAAAACGTCTCTTGAAACGAACAGCGTCTGTCAGAATAGAGCCCTATCTGGCAGAGTACATTCAGAAAAAGCTAGAAATTGAGCCAGAAACAGGCGGAGTAAAAATACCATACACCACAGATCTGTATTATGTGGTGTGGAATTGTATGGCCAAGCCAGACCCTCACCATGACGTCATGCAGGATTGTAATCTCAAGATATATCTGCCTTCCAGGCGCTCTAATATGGATGGACATCCTGGTAAGGATCCTGCTTACTTCAACTATTTATCTAGCGCTTCGGCGAAAAGGATAGAAGAGCATATTCGGCTTCTCTTCAACTTCGAGTTTCATCGGATCATGATCGAGAATGAAGAGCTGGGCAGACCGATGCGGAACCAGGATGTGGTAGATAATTTCATCCGGAGATACGCTCTGAAGTCGATTTCCCCTGATGCGCTCCTGAAGAACTTTTATCGCTACCGGCAGCGACTTTTTCCAAAAACTCCCCGGAAATACCAAAAAAAACGGGGTGTTTAATTATTTTTAATACATACTGAGTACAAATCTTTGTCACTCAAAAATTAGCAATAATCACTCTAAAATTAACATTATGAAAGAGTTTTCCTGTCTTTTAATGATTTCCATTCTCGGAGGCACAGAAAGAAGCATCGTCCTCAGCACCGATCCGTTCACATTCGAACCTTCGATGGCTGAAGAAAATGGAGGTGTGTACTGGGATTGTAGTAAGACATTTATTGTCGATATAGCGGACGAGAGCATTTTTAACGAACTAAAGGTTCCTCGTAGTGCTATCGTCACGCTCGCAAGTGTTGGACTTTCTGGCGCACGTACGTATGCAATAGGCACGAAAACAATACCGGCGAAGGTTCAGCTCGTCAGGCATCTGAATAAGGCGAAGCTTATTGTTAAGTGCAAAATGCTTACGAATCCATTGCTTTAAGGTCTTTTATATACCTATTATATATATGTACCTTTGTGGAAAACTTAATCAAGATGGACGAAATACAGACCCTTCTGCTTTCCACTCTACCTCTATGGATTACTGAGGATGCCTACCGTCAGCTGATGGTAGCTGCATTCCCATTGAATGGCACGGTGGTAAGCTTCGAACAGAAAAAAGCCGAACAGGCGATGAGTATTCCTGAGATTCGGGAATATCTCAAGACTCATACATATTATCAGTACGAAACCCACGAAGCGCTGCAGGCGATATCCAGTAAGGCATCACAGAGAGAAGAGACGAAGGATGTTCAGCTCACGGATGAATATGATTCGCCATCTCTGGATGATGGCACAATCGCATACCATCGTGTGTTCGGAGTCGTGACTGCAAACAGCTATTGGCACTTCTCATCCAAACAGCTGGAGCAGGACATCATTGCTGCGGAGAATAATACGCAGATATCCGCACATCTCCTTCATATTAATTCTCCAGGAGGAGAGGCGTGGTACATGGACCGTTTGAGCGAGACTCTCCGTAATGCGAAGAAACCGATTCTTGCCATCTACGAAGAGTACTGTGCATCCGCAGCCTATTATATCGGCTGTCACGGGCAGAAACTCTACGCTACCACCAACCATGACTTCGTAGGATGCATTGGAACCATGTGTTCATTCTGGAACTTCGAACCATACTTCGAGAAGTTGGGACTGAAGAAAATTGTCGCGAAGGCTACCAATTCCAGTCGGAAGAATAAGATTTTTGAGGACCTGAAGGACGGTAAGTCTGAAGACTATGTTAAGAATGTTCTTGATCCGATGAATGAACAGTTCCTGGGAGAAGTGAGATCTCAGCGTTCCAAACTGGCAGAACTGGATGATGATGCTCCGGTACTTCAGGGCGAGAGCCTGTATACCGCTCCAGCCGAAGAGGTCGGTCTCATTGATGGTAAGCGCACCTTACTGGAGGCGATAGCGGAGGTGGCGCAACTGGGAGAGGCCTATATGGGGACGCAAAGCCTTTACGGATTTAGCTAATATATTATTTTTGTTTGATTGTTTTAATATTTAAATGATTGATTTATGAATTTCAAAGCAAAGCTTAACAAAGTTCTCGAGAAGCTTGGTTTCGTCAAGAAATTCGAGAACAAGAGTCTTACTGCGGAAGAGTACAAGACTCTTTGCGAGGAATACCAGAAAGAGTACCAGAGTACACTCATGGATGACCTCGCTGCGGAAAATAGTGCAGCCGAGCAGGCGGAACATCAGAAGCAGATCAATGAGCTCTATGCCATCGTCTCTAAAGCTAACAAGTCAAAGGATGATGATCCCGACGGCGATGGAGGTGGCGAAGGCGATGATGATGGCGACGGAAAGAAAAACGAGAACAGCCAGCAGAACGTCAGCTTCGAGAGACTCTCAGCAGCAGTCAATACACTTGCTGAGAACATGGTAAAGATGGCTAATAGTACAGCAGACGACAAGCCTGCTGCTCATGTTACTGCTCCTTCTATTCCTATCAACGGTTTTGAAACTAACGCCAACTACCTCTTCGGTATCGAGCATTCTATGTTCGATATGAAAAAGCGCTGGAACCGTATTGTCGCTAATCCTGAGATAGCTTTAGCATCTACGCCAAACGAGGAGACAGACGGTAAGGCATTCCGTTCCGAAGCGATGGCGTTCGCGAGATCACTCCAGGAACGTTACAAGTATCACCAGGTACGCAACGAGCTCGGTAACGTCAAAGCTCTCGCTTCCGGCCAGTTCGCTACTAATTACTCAGGCGTGGATAATGCCGGATTAGGCGACCAGTTCGTCATCCTTCGCCAGGATGCGCTTATTGCTCGCATTCTCGAACTTCGTAATCTTACAGAGTTCTTCCCTGTTCGTTATGGTGTCCAGGATCGCGATATACTCTTCAACGCATTCTTCGATGAGGTATCTCAGGGCTATCAGGAAGGTGAGATTTACAAGGGTGGCATGCAGCTCGAAAACGAGATGGGATATGTTGATGACGCCATGATTAAGGTTAAGTTCGGCCCAATGAAGGAACTTGAGCGCAAGTATATCGCTTATCTCAATAAGGAAGGCTCTGATCCTATCAAGTGGTCTATGGTTGAATTCTGTCTTCTCAACCTTCTGAAGAAGGCTCAGGACGAACAGAACCAGCGTCGTATGCGTGGTATTTATGTAAAGCCTGAGACTGGCCAGGCATCAAGCTACCTCAATGCAGGTACAGGTATTTGGTACACATTGCTACGCTATATCCACGATTACAGCATTAAGCCATTTGCCAATAAGAACTACAATACTTATACTTCAGCTAATATGCTGGATGCGGTTAAGGAATTTATTACCGACGTTAAGACTCACCTCTCTGAGGGTATGACCATCGATAACCATGTTCTCTACCTCAACGAGAATCATATTGACTGGTGGCTTGCTAACTGCCGCGAGACTTATGGTAAGGATCAGGACTTTACCGGTCCTAACGGCTACAAGAACCGTGTTCCAGACTCTACCATTCAGATTAAGTGGCTCCCATACGAGGGCAAGTCTTGCTGGATGTTCATGGACGTTCCTGGCAATATTCAGTTCGTAGAGAACCTCCCTGGCGAGATGTTTGCCGTAAAGATGGAGGAGCAGATGGAGATGGTTCGTGCCTGGAGCACATGGAAAGAAGGTTGTGGCGCAGCCTTTACCGGTCGCAAGTTCGACAATAAGGCTGCCATGGATGCCAACGATTACGAGTTCCAGCAGATCTTCACAAATCTTCCGGCTACCGTCATCGGCGCAGAAATTAACGGCGCAAACGGCTTCTGGCAGATTACAGATGATGCTACTACCGCTACCGCTATCGAGGATATCACGAATGCGAAGGCTGGCGTAGCTTACTGTATCGAGATTGGTGAGGATGATGCCAAGCATCAGCTTACCATCGCCAAGAGTGGCAAGTTTGCAAACATTACCGCAGAATGGACTCCTAGCCAGACTGGCGACTACATCATGGTTATTCTCGGTAAGGACGAGAAGTTCCGTGAGCTCGAACGTCGTGTAGGTGGCAAGCGAACCATTAACAAGGCTGTTCAGCCTAATGTTCCTGGTGGCCGTTAGTCCTTATTATATATATATTGTTAACTCGTAGGTGAGGTACGGCGTACCTCGCCTACATTTTCAGAAAAAATTATGAAGAAAAACAATATTCCAGTACGTTCTCGTACTTATAACCCTAACAAGGGTTATCATTATGCCCAGCATAAGGGCCGTCTTCTCTTCATGACGCTCATTATGCTGCTCGGCATCGTTTCACTTTTGCAGATGTTTGTTGATCCTACATCTACCTTCGGTGTAGGTGGCACAGGAGTCTCTATGGCTTCGTTCGTTGCGCTGACATCTATCGAAGATGTGACAGACCGAGATACCCATGGTTCTGCCATTGCTTATCAGGTGGTGCTGGTTCCTACATCTCTGGTCGATATAACGAAGGCATTCCCGCAGCCGGATAAAGACCGTATGGTGAAGGCTATTCCGTTTAAAACGGCTGCCGCCGACACCCTGAAGGCATACCTCTTCGATGCGCACGATATTCCTACGTTCACGGCTACGACAGAGAAGGGAGATATCACGACATCTGGCGAGAATAACCTGGTAATCATTATGGGTGGTACTCGTGTGGCTCTCTATAACTTCATCGAGCAGTACGCTGGTGGTAAGTTTATTATTCTTTATAAGCATGTAAAGGAGACACAATGGTATATCGTCGGCGAACCTGAGCGCCCTATGATTCTCAATAATACAGAGACTAAGGATGATAAGGACGGCCGATACACCACCTTCACCTTTAAGCGTACATCTGTAGACCTTCCTTGCCTGTATGCTGAGGATCCTCTTGGTGTGACAGCTGCCGAGGCTGCCGCTCATTCAGATACATCTGCTGGCGCAAAACCGGCTACTACTTCAGGTTCTTCAACCGGTAAGTAAGACTGCAGTTTCTTAATGTTTTCATTTTATTTAATTATTGATTAATTTTAAAGGTGTGTCGCCACAAAAAGGTGGCGCACCTTTTATAATATATATAAGGTATGATTAGTAGAAGAGAAAAATTGCAATTATTCAATAAGCTTAGAGGAGCCGGACACGCTGAAGCCGACCTTGCTCTCCTGGAGGATGTCAACCCTCGACATCCTAAACTTACTCGTTTCGCCCGTGACCCGAAACGTTATGCAGACGAAATACTCTACGCCCTTTTGGATGAGTGCGATGAAGGAGATATCGTAGATCATCGAATCTATTTCGAGAAATTAAACGATACTTCAACAGGGGAAGAACAGGGACCTATAGATGGTTCGAGTGATGCTTCAACAGGGGAAGAACAGGAACCTGTAGATGGTTCGAGTGATACTTCAACTGGGGGAGAACAGGGACCTGTAGATGGTTCGAGTGATACTTCAGCTGAAGAAGAGCAGGGACCGGAAGGCGGTTCAAGTAACACTTCAGCTGAAGAAGAGCAGATACCTGCAGATGGTTCAAGTAATACTTCAACCGAAGAAGAGACTCCTGAAGGTGAAAGTCAGCAGGAATCAGAACAGCCTGATACTGCCGACCCTGGCGAGGACTCAAAAAAAAAGTAGTTCAAAAAGAAGAGGAATATCCTAACATCGACTGGGATAACCTCTATAATGAGGACGTGCAGATGGCAACCGTCATCTATAACGACCGCATCAATACCTGGCGCAAGATGAAGAAACTCGACGAACTCCTGGACAAGAAACCAAAGGCGAACGATGTGTCTGCCATGGCAGAACTCCGCATCCGCAACCTCCAGGCATTCGATGAACTGAAGGCTTACAACGATACCGGCAAGTTTCTATACAAGCATCCATTACTGAAGGGTAAGTCTGAATTCGATGAACTCGTGAAGCTCTTTAAGAAGGATCCCGCCGAGTTTCTTCATAAGCATAAAAACGTCCTCGACAATATTAAGCGCTACAAGAGTTATATTAAAAGGGCCGACCGCAAGGACAAACGTGCCAGCGACCGCGAGAATCTCCAGCGTCATCAGGAACGTGAACGTATGTTCAAGATGGTGATGGAGCAGTATAGTGACAAATCAGACAAATCAGATAGATAAGATGGATAAGACGGAATTACAGAAAATAGCGGAAACCTGCGTCTCGATGGTGAAGAACGGAGGTGTGCTAGAGCAGGCTCAGCTCAAGGCAGATGAGAAGATAGCCGAGTTGGCAGCAAACGGCGACCTCGATGCCATCAAACTACTGAATGAGCGGATGCAGGATCGCGAAGAATTGAAACTTAGAAAGAAGTTGTTTGGCGTATGAAAAGCGAGATAGAAAAGCTGGAGAGCGTTCATCCAGACCTCATTACCACCTTCCTGACTACAGGTGAGGGTAAAGGCATTCCAGAGGATGTGCAGACCTTTCTGAAGCAGCTGCAATGGGCAGCCGAAATATACGAGTATGAACGTAATATTACCCGTGGCGCCAGGCAGCTCAAGCAGCGCATTGCTTCGCTGCAAAAGATAACCATCGATGTGCGCACCTGTATGACTCGTATCAATCAGGCAATATCTTACTTTAATGTAGATTGTAATGTGGCCATAAAAGTCTGGGAGAATGATTTTGCCAACAAGTACGAGGACCTTGCCAAGCTCTGTTCTGCCAAGCGCGACTATAAAATGCAGAAAGCCTGTATGGATCAAGCCCTGGAATGCCGCAGACGTGCGTCCGAACAGGCGGAAGCAGATAGAGATCTCGGAGTTGTGTTCCTCATTACTCCAGAGGTTACCCCAGAAGAGCTAGGTTTTCAGAAAAAGAACCTCAAGGAAATTGCCGGCAAGTACAACCGCGGTTTTTATATATCTCTCATCGATGGTTTACCTATCGAGAGTTCAGAAAAGAAACGATTGCTTCGTGATGCTGATATTCAGGAAGCGGAAATAGTGGAGGATCTAAGCGATGAGCCAACTGATTTTGAATGATAATACCCTCGGTGAATTCGAGCATTACTACATGAACAACATGCAGCTGCTTGCAAATATCATCGACCCCAACATGCTTTTTGCCGAGGTTGCCCGTGCCGGAGGTAAGACCGAAGGTGTGACTGGTCCTCGCCTGATACGAGTTGCCAACGATATGCCGGGAGAGCTTTCTTTCCTGGTTCACAAGACCTATGTGGCGCTGATGACCAACGTCTGGCCTAACATCCAGGCATACTTCTCGCGTCAGGTAGTAGTGAACGGGCAGCAGAGATCCATGCTGGAATATGGTATTGATTACGTAGTAGGAGAGAGCACGCTGCCTTCCCACTTCCGGAAACCCCGATATCCGATAGCCTATGCTAAGCATAGCGTGATATTCCGAAATGGCGCCCACCTTCAGCTGGTATCGAGCGACCAGCCGGAGTCCGTTGCCGGTAGAAATGCCGTGCACGCTTTCGTCGAGGAGATGAAGCATAATAGTGGAGAAAAACTCAAAACCCGCCTGTTCCCGTCTTTACGTGGAGGTCCAGCCAATGTGCGCTGTTCTGCTTATTATGAGGGTGTTACGGGTGTGAGTGATACGGCTCGCGTCGACCTCGGCGAAGATGACTGGTTTGAGGATTACGAGAAGAAGGTGAACCCGAAACTTATCGAGGAGATTGCAACCGTCGCCCTGGAAGTTAACAGAAGTCTCTACCGTCTGTTCGTGCTCAAGCAGCAGGAACGAGACTCAAAAGACCCTGTTCTCCTGGAGAAGATGCGCCTTGAGTCTGTTAAGCTCAATGCCTTCGTGGCGAGATGGAAACCTCGTCTGGCAGATATGAGGCGTAATGCCATCTACTATATCCGCGCATCCTCTTTCTGTAATAAGGATATCCTGGGACCGAAGTTCTTCAAAACTCAGTTGGACACTCTTGATACGGATGAGTTCCTCACGGCTATCTGCGCCATCCGCCACAAGGAGGTAACCAATAAGTTTTTTATCAACTACGACCACGTAAAGCATCAGTTCAAGGATAGCTATAAGTATGAATCCATCCTTCGCCTGAATCTGAAGGATAGGTTTATCCTTACGGCAGAGTATCTTCTACATTACGACCCCAATGAACCGCTCTACATGGGATATGACCCTGGCAACTTCCAGTCGCTCATCGTTGCCCAGAAGAAAGATTACGGTAGGCGTCTCGACATCATCAAGGAGTTCTTTGCCTTCCTGCCCAAGGATTACAACGACCTCGTGGCAGAGGTGCACCAGTTCTTCGGATCTGCGGCCGTAAATAAGACCATCTATCTCTATCCTGACCGCGCCGGCAACAAGCGCAGGGAGGAACGGGAACAGATAACTACCGACTCACTCAATCTGAAGGCTGCCCTGGAGTCGTATGGCTTCATGGTGATACTCTATAACGAAGATGCGCCAACGATATACCATTGGCAGCAGTTCAAGCTCTGTCAGATGCTCTTCGGTGAACGCAGTCCGCTCCTGCCTATCATCCGTATCGATGAAAATGAGTGCAAGAACCTCTGCTCTGCCATCATGATATCCCCTCTGAAGAAAACGGACGGGAAGATAGAACTTGATAAGAGTTCGGAGAAGAAACAGCAACTGAAGAATCAGGCAGGGCTCACCACGCAGCTGCCTTCTGCGATGATTTACCTACTTTACGGCCTTTATTCTGATGCCGTGAAGGCGGAATTAAGTACATATCCTACCGATTTACCGGACAATTTCGAGATATAAACGCAGAATAATGCTGCATTTCTGCAGTAATAATTTTCACGAGCATATCAATAATTAACGGAAAATGAAAGGGTATAAATGCTAAAATGCTGATAATCAGCCCAAGCGGACCGGCTGGGAGAAAAACTCCCAAAAACACCTCACCCAAACGTGCACGCACCGCTGGGAAAGGAAAGAGAGGTGCAGGCCTTACGTTTCTCGGAAATATGACGGGGAACAGGTGCAGCCGGTCTTTTGCAGGGCAATAATTTTTCACTATCTTCGCATCATTATGAGCAAGACAAGTAAGAACATCATCATGGATGGCATCACGGCACTCCAGTGGGCCAGAGAAATCAGTAAGCTTCCCGATGGGGAGTTTACTCTGGTTTTCTTTCCTTACTCCAGGGCGAGAGGTGAGGCGAGCGCAAAGCTTCAGGTGCGCCGGCATTGCAAGTATCGAACCCAGTTGCCGAAGGAGCGGTTCGCCATCGATGGAGAGAACTACCTTCTCTATACAGACGAAGATGGAGATCCGAAGATATGCTATCGCATCCTCATCAGGTACATGGGCTTTCCTCAAGACGGATTTAAACTTCACAAAATAAATTGGTTATAATTGGTTATGAAAGAATACGAAATTGATATGTATGGCAACGCCGGCATCTACCTTGCCGATGGCAATACCTTCACCTTCCAGCTAGGTGAAGGCGACTCCATCTTTGGTGCAGACCAGCTCTTCCAGTCACCACTCCTGGAGTCTCCATTCGGTGGTACGTTCTGGATGCAGCAGCATCACTATCTGGGCATACAGGGATATCAGGTGTTGATGCGTGGCTACAACAACCAGCAATGCGACGAAGTGACCAAGGAGATTAAGGAGAACCGACTGCTCCCTCGTCTCTATTCCAAGGAGATCAAGATGCTCTATGGCCACGGACTCGTAGTATATAAGCAGGCTATTGAGAACGGCAAGCTGGTACGCAAGTACGAGGAACAGCCTGAAGTAATGGAATGGCTCGACTCCTGGAGTTCCCGCGGCATCCCTTCAGTCGAGGAGTTCTGTAAGACCTGCATCAAGAACTTCTATTACTTTGGCGACTTCTTCGTGAAGTGGCGCTTCACCCGAGGCAAGATAATAGGTATGGGCAAGCCGGTGGCTGCGCTTGAGGCGATGGAGAACCGCTACTGCAGGCTGGCAACTACCCGCCGGGATGTTGCTTCAGAATTGATTTCGTACGGAGACTTCAAACAGGTTGTGGTAGGGCGATTCTCCTATGGCTTATCGAGTTACTCGGTTTATCCAAAGTTCAGCTTTAACGAAGTTGGCAACTATAAATATGCTGCGATCTCTCATCACAGAGAGAAATCAGTAGACGAATTCTATGGCGCCAACGAGACGCATCAGGGAGCTCGCCCGTACATCCAAGGTAGTAACAAGACAGCCCGATACATTAACAGTTTTCTGAAAAACTCGCTGGCTGCAAAGGTACATGTCATTATTCCTAATGCCTGGATCCAGAGCAAGCGCACCCAGATGACCAAGCTCTGCGAGGAGAATAAGCGACGCAAGTCGAAGGGTATGGAGTTACTGAAGTATAACGGTATCGATATTGGTACAGACTTCAAGGAGTCGTGCATGGTCCGGTATGTTCGTGACGAGGTACGCAAGTTCAGCTCCTATCTGTCAGGTGCAGACAACCAGGGCAAAGGTTTCTCTTCCATCTCCTTCATGGATGCCCAGGGTCACGAGCAGTCGTGGAAGGTGGAGACCATTGACCTCAAGTATAAGGAATATATCGAGGCGCTCATCTCTTACGACAAGCGTACCGAGCAAGCCCTTCTATCTTCGGTAGGTCTCGATGCAGCCATATCTGCAGTAGATAAGGATGGCGTCATCTCGAAGAGTGGAAGTGATACCTATTATAATTATCTCATCTACATCATGTCGCTCACCTCAGAGGACGAAGTCTGCGCAGAACCGCTCAACTGGGCGTTGCGCATGAACTTCCCGGAACTCTACAAGCAGGGCTGCAGGCTAGGGTTCTACCGCGAGGTTCCACAACGGCAGGAAGATATAACACCAGAGCAACGACTTAACCAGCAACAGGCATGAATAAGAAATTTCAACTCAATCAACTCTTCGCCAGTTATGCGCAGTTCTGCAACTGCGCACCTGGTGCAGATACAAGCGCCGACTTCGACAGTCTCCAGGGCTCTGCCGTAGCTGCGCGCAAACGTATTGTTGCCATCATCGGCAACAATACGTTCTCTGATATTGTGAGCATCGAGGAAGAAGAGAGTGGCATCAAGGATTTTCTCCGCGCTGCCATGGCGAACCTTACGCTAGCTACTCAGATTATCTTCGATGCCGTGAACCGAAGGAAGAACGATATCAATCTCTACAAGTACGAGATGGAAGGTATGAAGCGCTCCTATATGGAGAACTACTTTAATGCGATGGATTCGTTGATTTCCGAACTTACTGAAGAGATAAGTGCCGATGATCCTGCCGATATCCGTCTTGCCATGGAAGACTGGCGCAAGACCAATTACTACAAGATGCTCAGTAAGCTGAAGGTAGATACTGCCGATGAATTCGATGAAATTTATCCTATCGACCTCTCGTATCTCTTCTTTTTCCGCTGTGTTCCTCTTCAGAAGGAAGTGCTCGATGAAAGCATAGGCGCCTACTTTGACCGCCTTGAACAGGGAGGAGAAGACCAGACGTTTGCTGAGTTTGCCCAAAAGGCGCTGCCTATGCTCAAGCGTGCCCTGGTAAAGAAGACCGTGGCGAAGGCTCTCAGGCGTTTCGATATCCTGGAGTTCCCTGCCACTATCCGCAACCTCTTCGATGACAATACCGCCACCCGCTCAGGCAGCGACGAGGCAAGCCGTGCGCTGCAGCTCGCCACGCAGCTAGACGGGGAAGTGGAAGATCTGCTGCATAATGTGGATATGCTCCTCGATGCTCAGGAAGGGAACGATTTTCTTTCCTTCTCTGCCGAGAACCGTCCGGACGACAATATGTATTTAATGCCATAAGCTTATGAAAAAGACGATAACAGTAAGGGCAAACGGAATAGAGTATGAAATTCCGAACTCGTGGGAACTACTCACTTCTGATCAATATCTGAAGCTGGTGGAGCTGCTTTCTCTCATGGAGAGTGGGCAGTTTTCCCCAGGTGCTGTGAAATGTCTGTTCCTCTGCTACATGAAGGGATGGAACCTGAACAAGATTAAGCGCGATGAGCGAACCCTGGAGAACTTCATGTCTATAGCCAGTCAGCTCTCGTTCATCTTTCAAGAAAAAGATGATAAGTTCGTGCTCGATCTCTGTTTCTGCCGACAGCAGTTGCCGGTTATCTTTATCGACAAGAAAGCCTATTACGGCTACGAGGTCAATACAGATTTCAAGTCGCTCACCTGTTCGCTCACGGCCCTGCAGTATATCGAGGCGCGCCAGCTGCTCGATATGGGCGAGGAAAGTCTTCCTCTATTGGCTGCGATACTCTACTTCGACAAGGGAGTATATTCCTCGGAAGAGGCGCAGAAACTCGCTCTGAAGTTCAAGAAACTGCCTGTCAACACGCTCCGGGCGATAGCTTTGAACTTTACTGCAGTAAATAATTTCCTCTTCTCAAAGACTGAATTCTCCCTGCTTACCAAGTTCATACCGAAGGAGGGCAGCAGTATTACTACCGATGCAACCGATGCGCTCTACGATCTCTCCAAGGACGGACTGGGTAATGCCCGCCAGGTAGAACAGCTGAACGTGCTTACCTATCTCCGCATTCTCAGGAAGAAGACCATCGAGGGAGTAAAGAGTCTGAAGGCTACCGGTATGGAGTTGGCCAAGATAGCAGACGAGGTAGGGTTACCCCTGGAGATAGTTAAAAAGATTATATAACAAAGGCAGGGAAACACTCTCTGCGACAAAATTATAAAAGCCTATGTTATTGGATTTATTCGAATATTTCGCCAAGTTTCCTGCTACTGCAGGAGTTACGAAGGGTATTGCCAACAAGGGCGAGAGCAGTATGGAAGAATATGCTACCGTGCTCAAGGCAATCAAGGAGATGCCCGAGAAAGAACTGGTTCCGGAGATAGAAAACTACGTTTACGGCCAGTCGTTCGACGAACTGAAGCAGCGCATCGATAAGCTTACCGGTTCCTTCCTGTTCGTAGATTACGGAGAAGTGGATATGCAGAGCGATGGGCGCCGGAGTTTCCAATGTACCCAGCGTATAGCCGTGACTGTAGCGATGAAGTTATCTGCCCATGCCGATATGCTCGAACGAGTCATAGCCAACGACCGCACCCTTCAGATGCTTTCGAAGGTTCATGCCCGTATCATGGCAGATGTGGAGACAGAAGGACTCTACTGGATGGACCGGGAGAGTATTACTACCTGCGAGATTATTCCGTTCGTATCTGCAGAACTCCAGAGCTACGGCTGGACTCTCATGCTATCTGCCACAGGTGCAGATATCCTGGATGTTCACCGGCTGTCGCGCCAGATGATGCGCTAGCGTCCTTTGCGGTTCCGGAATATTTGTATAATTTTGCAATGTCTAAAAAACATAAGGCCGAAATGTTATGAAACAATATAAACGAAATATACCGATGATAGCAATCACCTCGCTCCCTCTGACGGCTGTGTCGGAAGGGTTCCAGTATGTGTATCAGGACTGGGAGTTTGCCAAGTGGATAGCGATAGCCATCTCTATCGATACCTTCCTGGGTGTATGGAAACATCTTATTCACAAGGATGCGTCTAGCGAATCCTTCTTCTCCAGGTTCACGAAGAAGATTGTAATCTACGTCTTCCTGATGATCCTGAGTAATTTTGCAAGTCATGCCACCGTAGAAGGCTCTACCGTTGGCCCGATGCAATGGATAGGAACCTATATCTGCGTGTTCATGATGGTGCGCGAGATATTCTCCATTATCGAGAACATACAGGCTATATATCCGATATTACCGAAGAACTTCGTAAAGCGCATGAAGGACTTCAACGACAAGGGAGATTACATCGGCGGCGGGCCTATCGGTTTTTCAGAAAAAGATGCGCCCGATGATGCATCATAGGTATACATTATTATAATATATATAAAGGTATGGCAAATAAAGCTCAATTAGCCTTCGCCCGTCAGGTGTATGCTGCGGCCGTGGAGGCAAAAACAGAAATAGATCCTGCCTTCGTTACTGCCCAGGCGATGCTTGAGACAGGATGGGGTTCAAGGGTTATCGGTAAGGCTAACCTCTTCGGTATAACCAAGGGCAGCCAATGGGACGGAGATATCGTCATGGTGAAGACTCATGAATATTTCAAGACTCCTAAACAGAAGTTCAAGGCGCCAGACCACATCGTCTCCGTGTGCAAGGTTGCCGGCAAAAATCTCTGGTATTATACCGTGATGCGTGCCTTCAAGGATTTCGATTCCGTAGGCGACTGCCTGAAGGAACATGAACGTCTCTTCCAGAAGTCAGGCTATAAGGATGCCTGGCCATACCGTAAGGACCCGTTCAAGTTTGCCCAGAAGATATGCGACGGGGTAGGGTGCAAGTACGCTACAGATCCTACGTATCTCACCACTATCACCTCGATTATCAAGACGATCCAGCGGAAGTGTGTATAAATTTTAAGTATTTTTGTTGTTATTTGTTGTTAGTGTGAATAGGTTTATAGGTTTTATTAAGGTTATTTTTCTAGTGCTCATTCCGCTCGCCCTGGTTGTGGCATTCAAGGAATGTCACGACCTCAGGGGCGAAGCGGAGCGCACGAAAGAGAATCAGGATATCCTCCTTCACAACGGCAGGGTAGAGATAGGACGGACGCAGTCAGGCAGGCCAAGAGCTTCCGTATCAGCCATTACGTTGAAGACGTCTGACCTAAAGCGTAACCCCGACTCTCTCCTTGCCGTTAACAGGAAGGAACTCAAGATAAAGAACAGCCGGATCATGGCTGCAGCTACAACCTCTACCACTACCAAGGTAGATGTGAAGGCAGCTATCCAGGCGGTTCCTCACGATACATGCAGTCGGCTTCTTTCCGGTTCCTACCGACCGCCCGACGTCTCGCAGACGGTTTCCTGGAGTGATCCATGGATAACCCTGCGGGGCGATATCGAGGGCGACAGCATGCAGGTGCATATCGAGAGTCGCGATACCCTTCAGATGGTTGTTCATCGTGTGCCGAAGAGGTTTCTCTTCTTCCGCTATGGGACCAAGGGTGTTCGCATGGAGGTGGTGGGACAGAACCCGCACTCCCGGCTCTCTTATCCCAGAATTATCATGTTTAAGAAATAAGTTTAAGTGTTTATCGATTTTAGTTAGGCTGAATTTTATATTAGATGTATCTTTTTTATACTCATGATTATTAGTTATAGTAGTATGATCTTCTAACATTGCACAAGCGTGTGTTCTAATTCTCATATGGAAATCTATCGTTCTTGTTGTAGAGTACGGTATTTCAAGTTTATCAAAATTATCAAAAAGCCCCGGTGCGAGATGCATCGGGGCTTTTTCTTGCTGTTTTCTGAAAATAATCAGCAAAATGTTTGATGGTTCCAGAGAAAAGTGCTATCTTTGCAGGCGTAATGATGACATTGAACTAAGGTTGTGTGCAGATTGAGCAGAGTTTGTACATAACAAGTGAAAAGAAATACAGCTGTGTGGCTCGTGCTGAAGGACTGCTCTCCGGATGCACGAGCCCTTTTTTATGATTATGAAACCAACAGACGATGACGACTGGATTCCTCAGCGTGGAGGTGGAGACGACCGCTCAAATGGCGGAACCGTGATACATCCCCAGAGCAGAGGCTAGAAGCGAGATGGCGGTGATGATGGTGGCGATGATGACAGTACACCTGATCACCGTCATTGCTTTTTCTATATGGTCACAGCGGTCGGCAAGAATACTCTTGTTGCGGTCGATGATATCCTGGTTATGGCGGATGGCATCGAGCAGGGTATTGATGGAGTATAGGGCGTTCATCTCTTCCTGGTTGTACCCGTTCTTCAGGAGCCTGTCGATATTCTCCTCCTGTATCATGTTCCTGGGCTCATTGCCCGTATGCCGGAAGGGGTGTACCCACAGCACCTGGTTTACCATGATGTATAGCGCAATAAAGATGCCTGACCATAGAACTACGGCAGTAGAGAGCTGCCATAAAGACGGGCTGGAGAATACGAATGCCGTGAGGGCGATGAACACCGTGAGCAGGAACCCTGTCATGGTGTAGGCGCGGTCGGTGGACTTGCGGAGCTGCTCCAGCGTGCTGCTGGCCATTCTGTCCGAGCGTTCCAGGATGATACGAGCGGTGTGCTCGTTCAGGTTCTTGCGAACCTTGTTACTTATTATCTTTTCCATACCTTATATATATATTAATAGGTGAAACATATCTTTTCTGCAAAGATACACTTTTTCCCGCTCATTTCCTATCTTTTCATGAATAGAAAGCTTAAACATAGTTAATACTACGATTTTTCGTACAAAATATTTGGCTACTACGAAAAATAGTAGTATCTTTGCAGAGTCTTAAAATAAAACGATATGAAGAAGATTTTAGTAACAGAAAAAGAGGAAGAAC